AGCAGAAGTATCTGTAGATGTAGGAACAAAGTATTCACCACCATCTGTTAGTACTTGTAAGTTTCTTGAAGATACTAAATGTCTAATTTCGTTTACTCTATCACCAGATACAAATACGTTAATAGCTTCATCAGCAAGTCCTGTACCTACATCAAAGTTATAATATCCACCTACTTGTGATCCTACTACAGCAGCAGGAGCAGATTTAATACCACCAAAATATAATCTATTATCATGGAATGTAACTGCTTGAGGATATCCTCTATGATCTGATATTAATTCTTCTTCCCAATCAAAGTGAGGACCAGCACCAGCAGCTACTGTTTCAATAATAGTTACAGTAACATTACTAGCATCTGTATACCCAGTAATCTTCATTTGTGATCCATCTACTTTTAAATAATGACCAACGCAATCTGATAAAAAAACAGGACTACTTGCTGTAACTGTTCTTCCAGTACCAGTAGCTCCAGTAGATAATGTTACTGAAACTGAAGCATCTTCATATTTGTAAAATGGTGAATGAATTTTTTTAACACCTGAAACAATAACATCTTCATCCAATTCAAATTCAAATAATACTACTGTAAATGTACTTGCAGAAGTTCTTCTAACTTCTAGAGTAGGATTATCTCTATGTGTTATAAATACAGTATCTCCAAACTGTGCATAATTTAATTCAAATAATTGAGCTTCAGTCCAATTTACATTAGTAGTTATATTAGTATCAATAGCTATACCATCTGAATCATAAACATCTAACCTTCCATTAGATAAAACAAATACTGCTAGTTCATCATTAGAAAAAATAAAAGGAATAACTCTTGATTTGCCTGGCAACGTAGCTTTGTAGGTAGTTCCAGGTCTACGCATAATCCCACCTTCATCTAGTAAATACCAATTACGCAGTGTCTTAGCTCCACTAAAGTAAGCTGAAGCATCTGTTCTGGTAATCAGTAATGGATTAAGTTCACCACTTCCAAAGTTAGTGTAAACAGTTCTTAGGGTGTTAGCCATTAGTACCCCCTAGTAGTTAATCTGTTTGTGATAAATCTCTTTGTACTTAGTTTCTTGTTTGTTACTTCTTGGCTATCAGTATTCTTAGCAATTAGTATCTGTCTTTCTGCTAAAGTAGAAAACTGTTGAATCATAGCTGCATCTCTTGCCACTGATCCAGCAAAGATAGAAGCTAGTGTATATTCTAATCCTAATTTAAAATACGCAGGAAACTCTGATTCATCCTGTCTAAATATATAATCAGCAATTAAAGCTGATTGTGAATCATATCCATTGACAAATATTTTATCTCCATACCTAGCATATTCAATAGGTACATCAGCGACTGTAATTGTATTTAACTGTAATAAATCTGGTGAAGTTGGTAATTGATAAGCATATTCATATCTCCCTGTAGGAGCTGCTGCTAATAAAGAAAGTTGTTGTTGTTCAGTAGAGAATCTCCATCTATGTCTGCATAGTATGGATTGAGTAATATTTTCATAAATGTTGGAAGCTACCAATGCTTCTGTTGATCCATCATCAAAAGAAGAAATAGGTTGAGCGCCTATCATAATTAACGCTCTTGCACAAATGTCTACTTTGGTATCTGCCATGATTTAAAGGGGGGAATAAATCCCCCCAATATTGTTATGCAAGTATAACAGTTGTTACTGTAGCTGATGTTGCTGCAGATACAATTAAGATATCTACAACAGCGTTTGAACCACCACTATTAACAATGATTATATCACCAGCGTTTAAATCACCTGTCGCTGATAAAAAATAATCTGCATCATCAATAGCAGTAATTGCATCACCATCTGCATAATACCATAGTGAGTTAGAATCTCCCATTTGAGAGATCTTTTTTAGTGGATTAGATGTTTCGTATGCCATTCTCTATCTCCTTATTCCGCACACTTCTGGATTCTTACACCATCACCATCAATTAGGACTGCTCCCATTGACATATATGAAGTTGTAAGGTGTGCTACTTTCTCAGGAATGTAGTTTACTTCAGTTCTTACATCTGAACCTACACCTAAACCTAAAGAAGATTTATGGAAAGCAATAGTGTTTCTGTCGCTAGAAGCGATAGATAAACCACTGAAGCCCATCCACATGAAAGACAACCATCTCTTAGCTGTCATACCACCTTTGTAAGGTAGATCTGCTTCACCGATATATTCAGCTCTTGAGAACTGATCTATATCTAAAAGGTCAGACCACTGTTTTGGACCGACTACCCAGTATCTTTGTCCATCATCTGGCACATCATTGTTACCAAAGATTTCAAAAACATTCTGAGCTTTGTCTAAGTTCATACCAGTAGTTGAACCAGCAGAGTTATTAGCTAGAGCTGTTGCTCCTGCATCAAAAGTATCTGTGATGATTGAGTCAGTCTTACGACCTAAAGCATATGCAGCGTTTTGTGCTACAATGTTTCTCTCATCAATGTTTACTTTTAGTTCGTCTAGTTTGTCTACGTAATCAGCAGCATAAAAGTCTGATAGTGTTGCAGTTACATTTGAGTGAACTGAGTTCATAGCGACAACCTCAGCGTGTCTTGCTTTAGTTGAAGCAGAACCCTTCGCTACTTTTTGGAACTGAACAGTATTTCCTTTTACACCATTGACATTACGCACCATGCTCTTGAGTTTAGAACCCATTCGCTGATAAGCCATGTGAACTTCAGCTTCAAACTGTTTCACAAATGCTTGATCTATTGTTGCTGTCATTGTGTTTTCCTTTTCATTTATTGTTTATTTCCAAGTTGTCGTCATAAACCTTCACTAAGTTATCCATTACTGGGCAAAGTCCAGTTTAAATCGGCTTGTTAGTTGAGATATATTATATTTTTGTGATCTTTACAAGACAAGATGCAGGAAAACTATTGACATCTGCATAGGTATATGAACCATCATCTTCCTTAATATAACTAGCAAATGTCTTAATTACCCTTTTATTTCTTGTATGTATGTATGCTTCAGAGGTAACTAAAGCTGGAGATAAAGATTCCATATCTTTTTCACTATGCCAACCACTATCTCCAGTGGGATCTTCCCATATAATTTTATATTTCTTATAAGGAAACTTAACCATATTTCTTCTGATATAGGTTAGTTACCTTTGCAATATATGCTGGATCTTTCATACCTTCTTTCCAATATCTTGGATCTTTCATCATAGATTGTAAATCTCTTTCATCTAGTTCTACATCTACAACAGTATTGGTATTAGGTAATGGCTTACTTTTAGATAAGCTCATTATTTCTTCTAGAGCTTTAACGCCTTCAGCAGTAGAAGCAAGATTGGCAATAGCATCATAGGCATCAGTAGAAAGATATTTCTTACTCCACAGATCAGCAGCTTCAATGCGTTCTCTTGCGTTATCTCCCAGTTTTGCCATTTCTTCTTGAAGATTCGGTAGACCAGCAATTTCGTTATTAACAAAAGCCGCCACTCCCTGGTCGAATACTTCCTGTGATAACCCATTATCTCGACAAATTTGTTGCCAAGACTTAACAAGTTCTTGTTCTGGATCAACTGTGATTTCAACATCTTCTGGTACTTCTGGTAGCCTTACTTCATAAGATTCAGGAACGCTAGATTTTCTTTGGTTCTCATAATCTTCTTGTACTTGTCTGACAAGATCTTCAGTTCGCATACCAAGTTTCTGCTCCAGAGCTTTGTATGATGCACCCAGTTCTTCAACTTTAATTTCATTTCTTTCTGTATCCCAAAATTTTTCTGGAATATATTCTGGTATCTGAACTTCTGAAGTGTTTTCTTGAGATACCTCTTGTGTCGTTTCTTGTAATTGTTCTTCTGTCATTAAACCTCCTTATCAGATTCAATTCTTTTCTTGATGATGAAATATAAATATCTCATTCCTTCAAGATGTCGTAGATGTTCGTTGCTAACATCTCTACCAGCAACGGAATCTACTGTAATGGATTTTAAATAATCCAAAACCTTTTCTCCTATGACAGTACTAAATACTGCTGCCATATCCGAATTAAGTTCTCTTTCTCTTTCTTCTGTACGATAAAATCCATCAATAGATAGATGGCTTCCTTTAGGCTTGTTCTGGAGCTGCTCCCAACTCATTCATTCCTCCTTGTTGTTGTTGCATTACCTGTTGCATTTGCTGAACTACTTGTTGTTGTTCTGCTGCATCTCTAATTAGTTTTTCAGGTAAATTCATTTTCTCTGCTAAATATCTAGCTACTTCTTCTTGTTTCACAATTAGATTCAATACTTGTGGTCCAAATGTTTGACCTAATGTTGCATTAAATCTATTAACATCAGCAATATCTTGTTCGTTCTGCGCCCTTGATAATGGTGATTCTGGAATAATTTTAATTTCTTTATTGTTCAATGAAGGTAATTCTATTCTACCTTGCTTCTTTAAAATGTAAATAACCCTTCTAATTAATGGCATAATAAACTCAGACTGTAATCTTCCAAAGGATGATCCAATCTGTCTAGATAAATCTGCCATTCTTTCAGCTACTTCTGTTGCTGACATAGGTGTACCTTTGGTTGGTCCAAGTGTTTCCATGTATAGAGCTTTACGAATATTAGTTCTCATATCGTCTAATACTAACTGAGCCACATCAAATCTACCTGCTGCACTAATAGGTTGTAGTCCTCTAGATCCTGGAGCTACAGGAATAATTGTGCCAGGCACTAATTGAATATTATCTGGATTAATAACTCCGTCATCTTCTAACTGATAGATACCAGAAATATTCATCTGTGCATTTTCTAATATTAGTTCAATGGTTAAGTTTGTTGTCTTGATAGCTGACATAGCATTAAATA